GCTAATCACGGATAACGTATGGTGATTGTAGCTGTTGCCAAAAAAACAAACCGATTAATTAAATTAAAAAACAATAATACAGATGCAAAATAATAATCAAATTCAAGACCAATCTGGCAATAGCTACAATCACTTGTTACAAGATGGTTTTATTGTGGCATGGTGGAGTGCAGGAATTACCAGTGCAGTTGCTTGTAAAATGGCACTGGAAATGTATGAAAACGTGGAGTTGTATTATATTGATATTAATTCTGCTCATTCTGACAATCCAAGATTTAAAGCCGATTGTGAAAAATGGTACGGAAAAGAAATAAAACCATTAAGTAGCAAAGAATTTAAAAATCAATTTGATGTTATTGAAAAAACTGGAGCTGTGAATACGCCACAAGGCGCACCTTGCACAAAGTTCTTGAAAAAGGAAGTTAGGTTTGATTTTGAAAAACTACACGAATTATCGCTATTTAATGATTCTACTATTTTAAATCAGGTTTGGGGTTTTGAATATGAAAAGAAAGAAATTAATCGAGCAATAAGACACGGACAACAATACCCAAATACTAAACCATTATTTCCTTTGATTGAAAAAGGATTGGATAAAAATGAATGTGCAGGATTATTGATAAATGCAGGAATAGAACTTCCTGAAATGTATAAACTTGGGTACAATAATAATAATTGTATCGGTTGTGTAAAAGGCGGTAAAGGGTATTGGAATAAAATCAGAAAAGATTTTCCAGAAACTTTCGAAAGAATGAAACTACTTGAAAGAAAAGTAGGTTACAGTTGTATTAATGGAACTTTTCTAGATGAATTAAATCCAAAGTCTGGAAGAATGTCTAAAGAAATAATGCCGAGTTGTGGAATTGTTTGCGATGTAGATTTTGCAGATATTCCAGATAAAAATTTACAAGAAGTTATTGAGGGGAAGATGTCGATTTATGACGCAATTGCTTCTTAGGAGGTAAACTATCTTGTAACGGAAAAGCTACAATTTCGGCGTGGTCAAACACAAAACCGTATTTCAGTTGTGCCGAATAATTGAAGCACAAAACAATAACCAAATTAAAAACCAATAAAAACGCTGAAATGTAGCTGTTGTTATGGCTCGTTCTTTTAAACATCAAATTATGAATTTACAACTATCGTTAAAAACAAAATGGTTTGAAATGACTAAATCAGGAATTAAAACCGAAGATTATAGAGAATTGAACGAATACTGGTTTAAAAGACTTGCTTCAAAAGACATTAGAAATCATTGGGATTTAAAAATGTTTATAAAATACGCAAATACATATCCTTATAAAATTTACAAGGATTTCGAAACCAATACAATGACTTTAGGTTATCCAAAAAAAGGCGATACCGAACGAATATTAAAACTAGAACACAAAGGAATTGAAATAAGAACAGGAAATCCTGACTGGGGTGCTGAACCTGATAAACTTTATTTTGTTATCAAGCACGGCTCGTTGGTAGAATGAGCCATAACTCCCATATGTATTCCACACTCTAAACCACCAACAAACTAAACACTTCACACTATGGACATTCGAAAATGGCACGATAAGTATTCGATAGATATTCAGTTAGTTTATAATTCTGAAGCAACTCGAAAAAACTACAAATCACAAGTTTTAGGATTTCTAAATCATTTCAAAAACGAAATAGAACCAAAAGCAATCGACAACGAAAAAATTAAGCTTTGGCTATTGCAGGCACAAAGCATTAATTTACGAAAACACAGAATGTGTGCCATCACTTCATTTTACAAAATAACGATTGGAATGCCGAATAAAATAAGTAAAATTCCATATCCAAAAAGTGAAAAGAAACTGCCAATAGTTTTAAGTCAAGAAGAAGTCCAAAAAATGTTTAGTGTGTGCGAAAATATAAAACACAAAGTAATCCTGGCATTACTATATTCCTGCGGACTTCGTGTTTCAGAATTAATCAATCTAAAATGGACTAATATCGACAGGTCCCGAATGATAATCAACATCATTGGCGGAAAAGGAAACAAAGACCGTCAAGTAATGCTTGATGCTTCATTAATCCCTTTATTGGAAAAGTATTTTTACGAATACCAAACAAAAACCTTTATTCTTTCAGGTCAATTCACGGATCAATATTCATCCACAAGTGTAAATCAAGTGATGAAACAATTGGCCGAAAAAGCGGGAATAAATAAAAGAGTTTATACACATCTAATGCGACACAATTGCTTTACACATATGGTCGAAAATGGTACCGATATTAATCTAATCCAAAAATTAGCAGGACACAATAACGTAAAAACAACCCTGTTATACACTCAAATTTCGCATAATATCATCAGTAAAATACCGTCTCCATTACAATCAATATCACTCTAAAACACATGGCACTAAAATCTAACAACCCGACAAACGCAATAATAAATCGAAATTTTATCATACGTGTTTTAGAAAATCCAAAAGAAAATCACACCAAAAACACAAAACTAACATCAGCAAATAAGCTTTCGAACTACTTAAAAGACGAACAACTTAAAATAAAGCTATTTAACAAGATATTAGACGGTGGTAAAGATAAATACACGTTTCTGATAAGAAGTAGGCTTAAAATTGAAATTCAGTCAAAATAACTAAAAAATGAAAAGAAAAGTAAAAATAACAAGTTTGATTGATAAGAATGGATTTGGAATTCATTTGTTTCCGGTGATATATTTTGGTCATGAAAATTATGGTTATTCAAGGGTGAATATGTTTTATGTTAGTTGGCTTTTTTGGGAATTAACTATTGAATTTCATTATTAAACTAAATAGGTTTTAATTAAAAATACGAATTATGAGTATAATGATAAAAAGTAAAGGCAAAGAAACGGTATTGATTTCAAGATACTTCTTTTCAAAAAAGTTTCAAGGATTAGGTGTTTTATTTGATTGCGATGTTGCGCAAGGAATGTTGTATAAAACGATTTTGGTAATAAAGCTTAAGTTTCTTTTTTTTGGATTTTGGATGAGCGTTGATGTCAAAAATAGAAATCAGCCTGTGAATTTTAGGGTAGATATGTCAAATATAGAAGCTGCGTTGAATAGGGTTAAAAATAGTCTTAATAGAAGTTTTTAAATCACTGTAGATAATCATCTAATCAGGTCGTCAACCTCAATTCCTTATATAACAACAAAAAAGAATGCACCTAACCCCACAACAACTAAATTCAATCCCTTTCCAATACGCGAATGACGTACGTTCCGGTAAAATCGTTACCGGAAAACGCATCAAGCAGGCCGTGGAGCGTTTTTTTAGTTGGATAGAAACCGCCGATGCCGATGGTTATCATTTGGACCACAACAAAGGAATGCAAATCATTAATTTCTTTCCTGCGTTCCTGAATCACACCAAAGGAAAACTAGCAGGAAAGCCGTTTGTATTGGCACCGTTTCAGCAATTCACGCTGTATAATGTCTTTGGTTGGATGAATAATAGCAACGGATTTCGCCGAATAAATACCGTTTATGACAAGCGCGCCAAGAAAAACGGTAAAACAGCCGAAATGGCGGGATTGGCATTATATGCAATGAGTTTCGACCTCGAAATGGAAGGCGAAATCTACGTAGGAGCCACAAAAGAGGAACAGGCGAAATTATGTTGGGAACAGGCTAGAATGTTTATCGAAAGCCCCGTTGCAAATCCCGCTTTGAAAAAAATGGGGTTTTATGCAATGCAAAAGATAATCGGATTCAAAAAAACCAACTCCAAAATGAGGGCTTTAGGTGGAGATTCCAAAACACAGGACGGAATCAACTGCCACGTTGGAATTATCGACGAATACCACGCACATAAAGACGATACGGTAAAAGAAAACCTAGAATCGTCCACCGTGCAACGTACACAGGCTTTGATTTATCACATCACAACAGCCGGGGCCAATGTGCAGTCTGCTTGTAAGCGATATGAGGAATCGGTAATTGAAGTTTTGGAAGGTCGAAATGTTGATAATTCCCTTTGGATAATGATCCACGATCTAGACAAAGAAGATTTAGAAACTGAGGAATCGTGGGAAAACAAAGAAATTTGGGTAAAAGCTAATCCTTTATTGGGTCAAGGATTGGCAATCGATGCTATTGAAAAGGAATTTGTAAAAGCTAAAAACCAACCGTCCAAAATTCGAAATTTCAAAACCAAAAACTTAAATATGTGGGTGGATCAGCAGTTTGATTGGATTCCAAATGAAACTTGGATGAAAAATAAAGTCGATCATATTCCAATGGAAAAGTTTGAAAAATTTGGCTCTTTTGGAGGCTTGGATTTGTCTAAAACCATCGATTTAACCGCTTATATTCTAGTTTCCGAACCCGATGAAAAACAAGACAGATACCTTAAATGTTGGTTTTTCTGTCCAAAAGACACCATTATTAAACGTTCAAAAGAAGATCGTGTGCCATATCAATATTGGGCCGATGAGGGTTATTTGATTGCAACGCCTGGAAACGTTATTGATTACAATGTGATTATGGATGTGATTAGGGAAACCTATTACGAACACAAGGTTATCCGACTAGAATTTGACCCGTATAATGCCACTAAAGTAACTCAAGACCTGGAGACCGAAGGTTACAACGTTTCTGAGTTTTCACAAGCAATCGGGACGATATCAGCACCAACAAAAGAATTTGAATTACTGGTGTTAGGCGGTAAATTAAAACATGATGGAAACCCTGTTTTAGCTTGGATGTTGGCATCCTGCCAAATTTATTACGATGCCAACGATAATATGAAAGTCCACAAAGGGCGTTCCGGTGCAAACGGTCGCCGTGTAGATGGAATCGTGGCAACCATCAACGCAATAGGCGGTTCAATGTCTGCGCCCGAAGAAACAAACGAAAGTATTTACAACCGTGAAGACACGGAGTTTACATGTTAATTATGAAAACAAAACAAACAATCAGACCCCCGCTTTCTGATGCGGTAAAAGCTAAAATAGTAGAGCGTTGGCGGTTTTGTCCGCTAAATTCAATACCACAATTAGCTATAGAGTTTAATTGTGCAGAAAACCAAGTAAACAATGCAGTAAACGAGTATTTATCTACTAAAGTACCTCGCTGAAATACTTTTCATATCCTAAAAAAATGATTAAAATTGTATAGATAAAACTTACTAAATATATGGAAATCAAGTAACCATTAAACTATTAATAACATGTTATCATCAGCCGAAGAGAATGCCTTACGAATTTACATTGCCAAACTTGAAAAGCAAAACGAAAAAATGCGGGAGCTGTCAAGTAAAAGTGGTTTCTACGCCGAATACTTCAAAGAATTAAAAACCGCCAAATCCAATAAACAGGCATTCGATACGGTAAATGAAGAACATCATAAATTGTTTGGGCGGTATCGGTACTCCGATTGGAACTCCTTCAAACGAATGTCGAATTATTATAATAAAAAAAGTAAATAAAAATGAAAATAGTATTCCTTATAATTTGTGTGTTTTTAACAGCAATCGCAACAAGTGTTTTGTTGGACTGGTATTTTATAGAGCACAATCCGGTTAGATATGTTTTGGTTGTAATGTTGATTATTATCGAATTAATAATCGGTTTCTATTATATAAAATCCGAAATCAAAAACTTAAAATAAAATGCAAGAAACCTTAAAAGCCGATAATCTACAAAAAGCAATCCGATTATTGCCACCGCCCAAAACCTACATTCCAAACGTAATAACCGTTTTAGTTGGAAAAATAAAATTTACCTTCGAAAAAATAGAGAAAGAATGGTATTTTAAATTTTAGTATTAATTTTATAAAAAAAAAAGATGCCTGATAAAAAAGAAGATTTATTAGAAAATGTTAGTGCTAGAGTTTTCTTAGATGCACTATCGAAAAAAATAAAAAAATACGAAAAAGAACATTCTGAAATGGGTATAATTACTTGTGACGTAAATGATGTTTGGAATTGGATTGAGAAAGCTGAAAAAAAAGTAATCAGTAAAAAATAAAAAACAATGAAAAAGCCGATTTTCGATTTCATAGATAGACAAATAATTGTAGGTTTTTATAAAAATCCTCCCAAAGATAAGTTTTGGAGTACCCCGCTTGTTGTTTCTCGATATGAAATAACAAAATCTAAAAAAGAATTACACAAACAGTTCGAAAAGCCTTTTCTTAAGATAAATGATTTTATTGCTAGTATTTTTACTTCTTTAAAAAATAAATAAAAAAAAGAAAAAAACATTAAGAATCCCTTTCCGGCCCCGAGAGGGATTTTCTGTTTATAAGAAAGTTACATAATGTAACCATTTTCGAAATACCCTTAAAATACTTTTACACTCAAATCAATAACCAAAGAGTTGTAAAAGATGAGTTTAAACGGTGCTTTTAGCGATATGTTCACTACACAAAAAAGAAGTGCTTCTTCTAATAGTTCCTATTATGGAAGTTTTGGAAGCGGTATTTTTTCGTTTGGTAGTGGAGTAGGTTCAAGTATGAACTACAAAAAATCGCTTACACTAACCGCTGTTTATAATGCAGTAGAACAAATCTCAAATGATATTGCAAAAATCCCTTTTTCTGTCAATCAGAAAGTAGGAAATAATAGAGAATCACGCCCAAATCATCCAGCGCAAAGGCTTATAGCATTTTCGCCAAACTCCTTAATGACTACGTTTATTTTCCGTAAAACAATGGCAATATCATTGCTTTTACGTGGAAATGCTTTGGCGTTAATAATTTTTGATGCTACAGGAAACCCAATCGAAACCATCTTTATCAATTGGGATAGAGTAACGAATATTCGCCTTAAAAATGGCGAATTGGTTTATGATGTCCAGGGCTTTGAAAATCCTCTTTTAGCTTCTGAAGTAATTCATTGGAAGCATTTTACACATGATGGAATTGTTGGTATTGGCCCAATAACGTATGGAGCGCAACAATTAGGATTGGCAATCGAAGTACAGTCTTTTTCAGCAACCAATTTTGCTAATAAGGGCGTTCGTCAAGGAGTTGTTGAAAGTGAAAAAGCGTTAAATCCAACTGCAAAAACAAGTATTATTAGTGGTTTTAAAACGGCGATGGCTGAAAAATCACCTGATAGAGTAACTGTTTTGGATGAAGGTATGACTTGGAAAGCAATTACCATCACGCCGCAAGAATTACAGATTATTGAAACGGCAAAATTCTCAGTAGAAGAAATTGCTCGAATATTCAACATTGCTCCACACAAAATTAAATCGTTGTCACAATCTACCGATAACAATATTGAGCAACAATCACTAGATCACGTTTCAGATACTATTCAACCATACATCACGAATATCGAACAGGAATATGCTAAAAAGCTATTTACTGCCAAAGAAGGTGTAGCTGGTTTTTATGTTCGTGGAAATATGAATGTGTTGCTTCGTGCCGATATTAAGTCGCGTGCACAATGGATTACAGCAATGGTGTATTGTGGTGTAATGACAAGAAATGAAGGTCGCCAATATGAAGATATGAATGATGGCCCTGATTTCTTAAACGAACATTTGACACCTACAAATCAATTTATTGAAGAACAAATTCAACAAAATCTAAAAGAAAATAACAATGGAACTTCAACTAAATAAACCCGTAATCCGTGAAGCGTTTGTTCGTGCTATATCCGATAAAAATAAGGAAAATCGAGAAATAGAATTTGTGATATCAACCGAAGCGCCTGACACTTATGGAACGGTTTTTAAAATTTCGGGTTGGGATTTAAAGCGTTACGAAAACAATCCAATTGTTTTTTACGCACACAAAACATATTCCGATAATCCTGATATGGTTATTGGAACATCAACGGTTCGAATTGAAGATAATCAGTTGATTGCAGTTGCTCGTTTCGAATCTGCTGAAATTAATCCTGTTGCTGAAAAAGTTTTTCAAAAAATACTAGCAGGAACATTACGAATGGCGTCTGTTGGTGCGAATCCTACAAAAGGACATTGGGGTGATGAAAAATTAAATGAAGATAGAGATTTGATTTATTTCGATGAACAGGAATTGTTAGAATGGTCCATTGTTCCGATAGGTTCTAATCCTGAAGCATTAAAAAGAGAAGCGCAAACCATCGAAGAAATTCGAGGTTTAATCGCAAAAGAAATTCCTGTAATCGAAGAAGTTCGAACAGACGAAAATAAAGAGTTCCAAACTTTTGAGGCTCAATTAATTATTAACTCTAATTTATTATAAGCAAATGAAAAAATCTGCTGAATTAAAACAAGAACGAGCCTTAAAAATTAAGGCTCAACAAGATTTAACAGCTTTAGCAACGACTGAAACTCGCGCGCTGAATACTGAAGAAGCGACCGCTTTCCGTGCGGCTCAAATTGAAATTGATGATTTAACAGGTCAGATCGAAATCGCTGAAACTGCTGAACGTAATCAACGTTCGTTAGAGGGTTCTCAACCGACTGGTTTTGTACCTGAAGGACAACAAAGACAAGCCGATAAGCCTGTGTTTTCTTTGCACCGTGCCATCCGTTCGCAAATGGTAAATGGTGGTGTTGTTTTGGCGGGTGCTGAATTAGAAATGCATGAAAGAGCGGCTAAAAGAGGTGCTGAATTAGGTATTGCTGTAGCTGGATTTGCAATAGAAACTAGAGCTACCTCTCAAACGGTTACTGGTAATTCCGGTGCCGATGGTGGTAATTTAGTTGCTACTGATTTGCAATCGCCAATTGATTTCTTGCGTCCAGAGCCGTTAATGAAAAAATTAGGTGCTGTATATCAGTCAGGATTGACTGGTAATTTACGTTACCCAAAAAATGCGGGTGGTATTGTTGCTTCCTGGGAAGGTGAAACTGATACAGTTGATCCATCAGCAAACGCTTACGGTTATGTGGATTCAATTCCTAAAAGATTGGCGGTTACCGTGCCTATTTCATTGCAAAACTTAATGCAGTCATCTATTGATTTAGAAGCTTATACTGCTAAAGAAATCAACGCGGCAATCGAAAACGCAATTGACGCCGCTGCGGTAAATGGCTCAGGAACAGGACAGCCTTTTGGTGTTTTAAATGCTACTGGAACAAATTCGGTTGCAACTGGAACAGATGGTTCTGTACCTACATGGGCGAACGTCGTGGATTTGGAAACTGGTATTTTCGTTGCGAATGCTTCGGCTGCTAAAATGGCGTATATCGTTAACCCCCAAACTCGTGGTAAGTTGAAAAAAACAAAACACGAAGCTGGTGATTTAGGATATATCATGGATAAATCAGGCGAAATTAACGGATATCCTTCTGTGACTTCTAATCATGTTCCTGCGAATTTGACAAAAGGAACAGGAACGGCTTTGTCTGCTGCTGCTTTTGGTGACTGGAGTCAGTTGTTAATTAACCAATGGGGTTATATGGATTTTTCTGTAGATGAATTTTCTCGTAAAAAAGAAGGTTTTGTTGAAATCACTGTAAATGTTTTCTTGGATGTTTTAGTAAAACAGCCAAAAGCATTTTCTGTAATCAAAGGTTTGATAACTACATAATCTGTAAAGAAAATGAGTAATAAAAAAAACAATACAGCTGCCGTGTCGGTGGCTGTATTAAAATCAAATTTTGAAGCTGCTGAAACGGCTTTGAATGCGATTACGGAAACAGCAACGATTCAGGATAAGGAAAAAGCGCAAGGGGTTTTTAATGCTTTTGAAGAGGTTTTGAATTCAGTTAATACAACTGCAACGGCTACGCCTGAACAAAAGCAAAAAGCGCAATCCGATTTTGATAAAGCAAAATCTGAATTAGATGCAATTCTTTTACTTCCAACACTTGAAGAAAAAGAATTGGCGCAAACTGCTTTTGATGAAGCGAAAACAGCGTATGAAACTGCAATTGCGCCAAAAACTTCAACTGCTCCAAAAGCAGAAAAGGAAAAGCGTTTAAAAGGTGTTTTTATCCTTTCTCCAACTGGAAGATTCAATTTAGGATACAACGTGGGCGAATCAGCTTCGTTACCTGAATTACAAGCTTTGGAACTGGAAGAAGCTGGCTATTTTAAGTTAGATAAATAATTCAATCACAATGGTAACACATTCTTATACAACGATAACCGCGACAACTCCATTAATTACTTTGGCAGCGGCCAAAAAACAACTTCGTCAAGATGTTGCTTTCACGGCTGAAGATGATTTAATAGTGGAGCAAAGCGAAGCGGCACAAGTAGCTTGTGAAGATTATATCAACAGGGGAATTTCGGAACGTAAGTTCGTTATGGAATTATCTGTTTTTGAATCTCCTTTGACTTTCGCTCGAAATTATGAGAATGATGAAATCGAAAAGATTGAGTATTACGCACCTGGCGATACTACGTTAACGACATTACCTGCTGATCAGTATGTATTGAGAAAGTCAAACATAATCGAATGTTTCGATATTAAGTTTCTTTCAATACCAGCTACAGAAGTTCGTGACGATGCAGTGATAATTACGGTAAAACAGGGCTTTACATTGGCAAAATGTCCAAAACCAATTTTACAGGCAATCAAACTGCGTATATCCGATTTCTACGAACGCCGTGAAGATCGTGAGCAAGGGAATTCGCCTGCGTCAAACAATTTACTTCGTCCATACCGTAAATTCTAAATTATGTCAGATAATAAACCGTTTATAGGTCAAATGGACCGTATTATCACGATAGTAAAACTTATTCCTACTCGTAATTCTACGGGTGAAAAAGAAGTTACACAGGAAGTGATTTCGAATCCATTTGCATATATGCAAGATGTTTCCGGTACCGAAGATGTTGAAGGTAAAGTTCGTTATATGGTAAATAAAAAATTCACGATTAGATACAATCCAATTGTGAATGATTTAAAAAACCAATTGGGATTATTGTATGAAGGTAAATTATATGACATCGTAAATGTTATTGAAATTGGGCGAAAATCTCACCTTCTGTTAATTGTAAAAAATTATGAGTAACCTAGGAATTACTGTGACTGGATTTCCTGAATTAAAAGCTAAAATTAAAGATTTGGCTAATGATAAGGATAAGAAAAAAGAAGTAACGCTTATCCTTCGTCAAGTGGCACGTCCTGCTGTTTTAGCGGCAAAAAATGCAGTTCCGGTAAGTACTAAGTCACATATTGCTCGAGGTAAAAGAATTCAATCTAAAAACCTTCAAAAATCGATTGGATTGATTAATTCAAAATTAAGTAATCCAACGGTTTTGGCTGGTCCTCGTGTAAGGAATGGTAATGAAGGTTGGTACGGTCATATGGTACATGATGGGCATGATATTTACAGAAATAATCAAAACATTAAAAAAGTTTTGAAAAGCGGTCGTAAAAAAAGTGTTCTAGCTCGTATTACTAATAAGCGAAAAGGAAGTGCGGTTGGTAGAGTAGAAGGAATTCCATTTATGGATATTGCTTATGAGCAAACAAAGTCGGCTACAACGGCCGATGCTCAAGACAAATTAACCAAATTTATTCAAAGAAGAATTGATAAACTAAGTAGATAATGTTAGAACTATCAGATGAATTAGTGGATTTCCTTTTGGCTCAAACGGTTTTTACAACGGTTATGGGTGATCGTTTGTCGCCAATTGTTTCTTCTGTAGATGAAGTTTATCCTTTTGCAAATTATATTGTTCGCGAGCAGTCTGGGCAAAGTAAAGATGGTGATGCATCAGGTGCAACCCTGTTGTTTTATTTTGAACAAAATGGGTACCGAAAATGTGTTGAGTTTTTGGACCAAATGAAACCTATTATCAAAGAAAATTACGACTGGTTAAATTCTGAAATTGAATTTGTAGAAGTAGATCAGTCTTTTGTCGGAATTATTAACTTTAATAAAATATAGAACTTATGGCTGGAAATACTTATGCCGGAAAAAATCTAAGAATTAGAGTAGAAGGAAAAACGATTTTCCATGCTACAGAATGTACATTTACAACTTCGAGAAATATGGAAAGCATTGCTTCCAAAGATACGAATGGTGAGCAAGTAACACCAGGGAATTATACTTGGGGAGTTTCTACAAACTTTTTGGTTGCAAATATTCCAACGGCTTCTACAACTCAGATTGCTACCAAGCAAATATTAGATACCTACCAAGCGGGTACTGAGGTAGAGGTTTCATTCTCTACAGAAATTGTTGGTGATGTTATCATTACTGGACAATCTTTTATCGAAAGTATCAATATGTCAGCTCCTACAAATGGTGTGGCAACTGGTGATGCTTCATTCAAAGGAAATGGAGATTTTGAAACTACTGTAGCGGCATAGTATGGATGAAATCCTTTTAAAATTAGGTGATAAAAGTTTCAAGCTGAAATTCGGCTTGGGACTTTTTAGAATATTGGGCCGAAAATGGCAGTTGCCTGGAATCGATGATGTTATTCAAAAAATAGCAGTTTTGGATTCGGTTGATCAAAAACTGACATTTGAGCAAATCGATATTTTAGAAGAAATTCTATTATCGGCTATTCAATATGGCGGTTATGAAGGTGATACTAAAAGTTTGGATGTGATAGATTCCTTTTTTGCGAATCCCAACGCTTTGGATGAATTTAAAAATGCTTTGGTAGATTCATTACCAAAAAATATTGTTTCCGATGAAGAGGAGGGAAAGTAGATGGTCATGAAAGTGACGAACCTTCCGAACCTTTAACCTGGGATAAACTCGAAGAAATTGCCCTTGGTGAACTCAGAATGACATTTCAAGAGTTATATTCTTTGACGCCTCGTTCTTTTTTTAATGCCGTAAGTGGTAATAGAAAAAAAGAAGATGCTTATTCTAAAGAACGGTGGATTATGACGCGTAAAATAATTCACGCATCAATGAGGCCATATTTACAAAATAATGAAGAGGAATATGATATCTTGCCTTTTAAATGGGAGAAAAAACAAATTGAAAAAATTAAAGCGGCTAAAATTTCATCTGCTGCTGATGATCTTAAGCGAATGAATGAGTATTGGGAGCGTCAAGATGCTCATATGAAAGCAAAAACCGAATAATGATATTCGTTTCTCTATTTTTTATTTTTTTTAAGCCAGTAGAAATACTGGCTTTTTTTATGTTTTTGTGAGGCACGAAGCAATCTCACTACAATATTCTGTAAAGTATTTTTTAAGCAGAAAGTTACATAATGTAACCACTTTCGAAATACCCTAAAACTACTTTTAACCATTCATTAAAAGTATTCAAATGGCGTCATTAGCGAGTATTAATATACGTTTTTCGGTTGATCTCAAAGAGTTCTCTACTGAGATGCAAAACTCGTTGCGTACTATTGATAAGGTTGGACAAAAGATGCAGTCTGTTGGTAGAAACCTTTCTACATATGTAACGCTACCTATTTTGGCGGCGGGTGCTGCAGCTGTAAAAATGGCTAGTGATTATAATGAATCTTTGAATAAGGTTGATGTATCTTTTAAAGGGTCGTCAGCACAAGTTAAGGAATTTGCAAAAACTACATTAGAAACAGCTGGTATTGCTGAAGGAACAGCGTTGGATATGTCCGCTGCTTATGGCGATATGGCTACTTCTATGGGGATTCCAACGGAACAAGCGGCGAAAATGTCAACTTCTTTAGTGGCTTTGGCTGGTGATTTAGCATCGTTCAAAAATATCTCTATCGATGTTGCAAATACTGCTATATCGGCAATTTTCACAGGTGAAACAGAATCCCTTAAAAAATTAGGCGTGGTAATGACTGAAGTTAATTTAAAACAGTTCGCTTTAAACTCAGGAATTAAGAAAACTTACGAAAGAATGTCTCAGGCCGAAAAAGTGCAATTGAGATATAATTACATTTTATCTGTAACAAAAAATGCTCAAGGAGATTTTGAGCGTACACAAGGCGGTGCAGCCAATCAAACGAGAATATTTACCGAGAGTTTAAAGCAAGTGGGGCAACAAATGGGGCAAGTGATATTGCCTTTGTTTGTTAAAGTTATTACTGCTGTAAATGAAAAAATAAAAGCCTTCTCAGGGCTTTCTGTGGCTACAAAAACAGTGATTGTGGTCATAGCTGGATTAGTGGCAGTTATAGGGCCGTTGTTGGTTGTTATTGGCGCTGTTCTGTCTGCTATTCCGGCTATTGTGGCTGGGTTTACGTTAGTGTCTGGGGCGATTGTTCCAATTATGGCTGGAATTGTTTTATTGGCTGGAATAATTAAAATTTTGGCTGATGGAACTAAAGATGCTACTAAAGCAATTGTACAGCTTTCTGATTCTCAAAAGTTAATCCAAAAGGTAACTGATGAAGCAACGTCTTCTATTGTAGATCAAAAATCACAATTGGAATTATTATTGATTACAGCTCGTAATGAAAATGAAACCAAGGCTAATCGATTAAAAGCTATCCAGGCAATTAATAAAATTTCACCTGAGTATTTGGGTAATCTTACTCTTGAAAATATAAATACGGATAAGGCTCGTATCTCAATCGAAAAATACAATAAAGCATTGATATCGGGTGCAACTGCACGTGCAGCTTCTCGTTTATTGGAGCAAAATCAAACCGATAAAATTAAAGCGGGTTTTGATCGTGAAAAAGCATTAGCTGAATATAACGAAAAAAGAAAAAATGCAATCGCTCAAGGTTGGGAAGCTGAAAAAGCATTCTATGAAGAAAATAACCGTTTGCTTCAATTTGCAAATGAGGCTTTGGATCGTAAAAATTCAAAATATGATTCTGAAGCAAAATTGCTTACTGAAATTTATAACCAAAATAAAAAGAATCTAGATCTTTTAACTGGTGATGCAATAACTCCTGATGTTGTTGCTCCTGAAAAAGCAAAAAAACGAGATAATATTGATCCAATTAAAAATGAAATACAACCTCGTATTTCATCGGGAACAGCTCAAGCTTATGATGCTGAAATTGCTAAACTACAGCAATTTCGTGATGAAGTAGCTACAACAGCTGAACAGGTTAAAATGGCTGAAGATTTAATTAAAGGTGTAGAGTTTGCTAAGGCGATAAATTTAGATCCTAGTTCATTAATTAAATCAGTGGAAACAACTGAGGAAATGATGGTTCGCTTATCAGCATCCGTAAGTGGTGCAAAAGCGGTTTTGAATGCTGAGCAAATGCAAATGGTTATTAATGCTCAAAATTTCAACGAACAATTTAATACAGTTTGGTTAAATACGCTTTCTGATATAGCGATAGGGTTCGGGGAGTTGGTAGGTAAATTTGCTGAAGGTGGTTTTTCGTTGTCAAATGTTGGTAATTTATTTTTGACTTCATTGGCTGATATGGCTATACAGGTGGGTAAAATTGCAATCACAACTGGTATTGCGGTTATGGGAATTAAAAAGGCTTTACAGTCTTTAAATCCATACGTAGCTATTGCTGCGGGTGTAGCGTTGATAGCTGTTGGTACATTGGCAAAAACGCAATTAAACAAAGCGGGTGGTGGTACACAAGCTTTCGCAAATGGTGGTATAGTTTCAGGAACATCGCTTTATGGAGATAAGATATTGGCTCGTGTGAACTCCGGTGAAATGATTGCAAACCAAAAACAACAAAAGAATATTTGGAGCGCAATGAATAATGGTGGATCGGGTGCTGTTTTTATTCCTGATGTTAAGTTAAAAGGAAATGACATTTGGTTGTCATTTAAACGTACTGAAGAACTTAAAAACAGGATTGGGTAATGGTAAATTATTATATAGATATAATTGATCAGGTACTCGATGAAAGTCTTTTCATAATCGAATCAGCTTCGCAAAGGGGAATCACCTTGGCGTGGAATGGTGGTGATAAAAAAGATGAGTTGCAAATGGTTGGGTCAAGTCTTGAGTTTGATATTGCTCATAATGAATTGGTAGACGCAAAATTTATAAACTTTTTTACAGGAAACGAAATTCGTTTCAAAGTGGAGTTCCGAAAATACCAAGACGACGCTTTGATATGGAAAGGTTTTCTAATTCCTGATACTTATTCTGAGCCATATACGAATAACGTAACATTTGTAAAAATTACAGCTACTTGTGGTTTAGGTCGATTGAAAGGGAAGTATTTACCGGGTAGTTATTATAGAGACGAAAAAAGCATTGTAGATATTATTTGTAAAGCGCTTTCGTATACAAGTTTGAATATGAATGTTTTTTTTAATCCAGCTATCGAAAATAGTGTAGAAAAGAATTATAAAAACATTTTTATTGATACTGCTAGTTTTATTGACAACGGCAAAAAGAAAGATGGTTACAAGATTTTGGAAACATTAATGAGTGATATGCTTTGTGTGTGTTTTCAAGCGGACGGCCGTTGGAATATTGAAGGTATTAATCAGCGTTCGGTGCGTTCGTATAAAGCAAAATTATATGATTTTGAGGCCAATGAGTTGGGAACACTCGAAGGCTTAAAACTGATTAAAAGAATTACTCCTTTGGTTACACCAGTGGTTACAATGGTCCCGCCGTACAATATGATTACGGTTGCACATCCTAGAATTCCGCAAAGCTTTCCTGATACGATTGCGAAGGAAAAAAACGAAGGTTGGGTAGTAGGAACCGGAGTGAAAGGCGAAATATATGCTACAGATTGGAATGGTAATAATGGGTATTATGCAAAATCGATGGTTCCTGATTACTATGTTTCGTTGATGAAATATTATACTGAAGGTGTTTTTGGTGTTTCTCCTCCTGTAGAAAATCCGCCTTTTGATGAAAATGATTTTGTAACCCTAAAAAATAAAATTTTTGTTTACAAATATCAAAAAATGACGATTAAAGCTGTTTTTAAGATTTTGAAATATCTTTCAGAATCAACAGCTACTGATTCAACTGCAAATTTCAATCCTTTTTTTTATGAAATACTATTAAATGATACTGTTTTGTTTTCGAATAAACAGCCTACAATTCCAGATAATCAAAGTTTGATTTTTAAGGATGATGAAGCGAAGTTGGATTTTGAAGTAATTATCCCTGAACAAGGCTTAATTGATATTAAATTTTATCGTTCAGGAAAAGAAGTCATTTCAACAAATATTAAAGGTTTTGAAATTCGTGAATTGGTGATTAGTCCGGTAAGTTTTAATGAAACATTAGAATTTACAGATTTAATTAATGATGAATATACAATCGATAAAGACGTTGAATTAACTTACGCTGATGATGATACGGCTTTTAGTAATTGTTTTCGTTTGGCAAAATTAAAAGAAGCTACTGAAACTTTTAATACAATCGAAATTCCTGTTATTGATAGTTTTATGCAAAACGGAAATTATTATTCAGTGGTGAATTTGTCAGGGGCGAATTTAATAAAAGACAATATCAATACAACTGTTTATGATAGCGATGTGTTAGAAAATTTGGAAGTGATTTATAATTACTACTCATCGGAACAAATGGTTGTTAAAACTGATTTTGCTATTACAACGGGGTCGTTTTTTGTAAAAGTATATAAAAATAATGATTACTTAAGTAGTCGTGATTCTTGGTTGCAATGGACAGATTCTATTTATAAAATAGAAACAAATCGATATGCTCAAACTGTGGCAAATATTATTCGTAGAATGTATAATATTTCTTCTGAAAAATTGGATGTCGTGGCGTATGATGCTGTAAAATTCAATGATTTAATTCTTTTTCATTATGTAAATGAAAAGCAGTTTGTGTCGACAAATTGTTCTTGGAATATTGACGAAAATAAAACAACATTAACGCTTTCTCGTGCGATTTATCGTGATAGCGGTGATACTGGAGAAAACCCCGAAAATATCCCGCCAATCGTTAATGCAGGATTAGATATTGAATTAACTGATACGCAAACAACAGCTTCATTATTAGCAACAGCTTATGATACTGATGGCTATATAGTTTCTCAGCAATGGACCAAAGTAATAGGTGGTTTTGGTGACGTAATTATGACACCAACACAATTAGCAACCGAATTACAGAATCTTACCGAAGATATTTATGAGTATAAAATTCAAGTGACAGATAATGATGGTGCAACGGCTTATGACACCGTTAAGTTACAGCGAAGAAAAGATTATATAGTTTCTTTAGAAGAAATCATCATCACGCCTCCTGGTGCTGTTCTTTTGGATTATAAATATAAATTTCACATTGACCCAAATATTGATCCAAGTTATAATTTGGTTTTAAAAGGAAGTGCTTTTTTGTTCTCCTATATGGATGGTGCGGTATATTTTAGAATTTTTAAAAATGGCGTTCAGATTTATATCTATAGTTTGCAATATTTAGCCAATTCTGAAGAAATTACTTTTTCGGTAGGGTATAAGTCGACTGATGAAATTGTATTTGAAATTGAACAATGGGGAGAGTTTCCAATCGATCATTACGGAAGTTCTTCGTTTAAAATAACTGAAATAAATTTTGTTAATGGTTCAGGTAACATTGTTGGATTGCCTTTGATAGGTAAGCCTGTTCCTGGTCCTTTTGATTAATTATTATGGCAAAAAACATTCAAAGAATAGGAATAGGAAATAGGAGATTTCCGCCTATAGATGCAAATTTGATTGATCCGGTACCAGGGTATTTTACATTCGATAGTACTACGGTAACTTTTGATAGTATGGTAGATACGTTTGATTTTGATATTGTTCCAATTACTCCAATAGTGGTAAGGGATTATTCTGAAGCTGATTATCCAACAACTGATTATAAATAGAAATTATGCCAACAATAACACAATTAAGGGAATTAGTTGCTACAAAATTAGCATCGGCTTCTGATATACAAGCTACGGAACATCGTGAAGTTGAAAATGCAATTATTGATTATCTCGAAGCTTTGGAAAGCAGTAGTAGTAATGCTAAATCAAAAGTAGTAACACTCGATTCCTTCACGACTGATCGGAATTACAGTGTTGCTACTGATTTGGCGTCACCAAAAGTAATAACCGGTGTTTTTGTAATGTTGGAGTGTGTTACTGCAAATAATAGTTTTTCTGTTGGTGATATTGTTACGGCGCCAACTCCTTATCCAACTGATTCGGGAAGAACGGCAGCACAGGGAATTGGGGTACAATTTAATAACACAAATCCTAATTCCGTGAAAGTGATGGTAAACGATCAGTTAACGATAATGACGGCTTATAATTCGGCAAGCGGGGCAATAGCTAATAATGTTATATTTTCTGGTGGTGCTACTGCAAATTGGAAAATAAGATTAATAATCGGTTATGTTTAAAAATAAGTATTATGCAAGAAATATATAAAGGAGCAGCGGCAAATGATAAAACAGGAACGCCTGCAAGAACGGCGGCTCAAATTATCAATGATAATTTCAAGTATTTAGATAATAAAATAACCCGTAAGGATGGAATTGTTGTTTCAACTGGATATGCTGGAACGCCTGAAGATAAAATAATGAATATTTATTGGGAATGGATAATTGATGCCATTGATTATACCAATCCAGCGCCTGTGCCTTTGAATTTTCCATATGCAGCAAGTGGAAAAATGAGACTAGATATGATTGCTTTGACTACTTCGAATACTGCAATCCGTATCGCAGGACCAGAAAGTGATTCCAACCCGGTTTCAGCTCCTTTACCTGATAATATGATACAAGCGGGTCTTGTTTTGGTTACTGATAGTGAAGTTGGTGAGCCATCGTCTCCTGTTATTGGTGATCTATACGTTAAAAAACTAGAATCGCAAGATGTTATTGTAAACTACGGCGCAACAACGGTAATTGAACAAATAAATTTAACTGATGATAGAAGTTCTATTTCTTTAATTGGTTCTGCTACAGATGTAAAATCAGTTCAAGTTTCAGGATTATATATCAGAATGGGTAAACCTCATTTCTTTAAAAATAGAACTGGCCATCCTGTTAAGCTTTGGCATTTGGCTGGTACTGGAAATATCAAATACTTTTTCCCGAATGGATTGGATTTGATAGTTAAACCGAATGAAGTAATAGAATTTAATACGAATGCTAATGATTCGGCTTATGTGAGGTTTGAGCGTGTTGGTGGTGATATATCTAGTTTGTATGATAGCTTATTGTCTTTTTCAGGTGTATTTGATTTATCACGTCAACGAACTGGTTTTTATTCTGATTATATATCAGGTAGTATTGTAAATCTTTCTCTTAGTTCTGTAAAGATATTTGGTGCAGTAGCTACGGTTAGAATAAAAGGAAATTTATTAGGAACAATTCCTGTTGGTTGGAATTTATCAGGTCAGCCAATAATTAACGTTGCTTCAAAAATGAATGAGCTAACAATAATGTATGTTAGTGATTCGGATATTAGGCTAGTTAATAGAGTTGTAAGTTATACAGATGTAGTTCCTCCAAGTGTGCCAGCTAATTTAATCGAAGTATCAAAAACAACCACAACAATTTCCGTTAGTTGGGATGCATCAACAGATGATGTTTCGGTGACTGGATATAATGTTTATGTAAATGGAGTGTATAATTCATTTACAACAACTACAAATAAAACAATTACAGGACTAACGTTGTCAACTGTATATTTATTATCTGTATCTGCCATAGATTCATCCGCAAATGAAAGTGCAAAAACTACAGCATTAAGTATTACTACAAATGCTGTAGATACATACGAAACTGAATATCAAGCTGTATTAGATTATGCTACTGCCAACGGATTTGATTTACCTGATTCAACCCAAAAAACAAAAGACAATAATAAAGTAAAATATTTGAAAGCTGTGGGAGCTTGGTCGGCTCTAGATACGGTAAGAATATTTAATTCAACATACTCACCAACTTCTTGGGCTACAAATATGTATAGACTTAATTTTAAAAATCCAGCATTATATCCGCTTACAGCCGTTGCAGGACTAGAACCTTCTTTTGCGTCTGGAAGTGGTTTTAATATTACTGGTGGTTCAGGTAAGTACGCTAAAACAGGATTTATTCCATCAAGTCATGCAGTTAATTTTGGAGGTTCAAATTGTTCTGAAATAATGGGCTTATTTAATATTCCTTCAACATTTTCTACAAATGTTTGGATAACTGGAGGGAGATCAAGCTCAGGAGATGCGGGTCAGATACTTGTAGGGGCTACAGTTAATGGTTCGCTTATTTTTAGACTAGGCTCTACCGGAACTGTATTTACTGTTGCTCAAACAGATTTAAATGCGCATTTTCATTGTTATAAAAGTGCCGGTGCAATTAAATTATTTAGAAATGGATTAACAGAAATGGCTGCAAGTTCATCTGTTGGAATTGGAACTACGGTATCGACTACAGAACAATATATATTAGGTGCAAATGATAATGGTACATTGTTATCATCAGCAATGAATGTTGGAATGAAATATCACTTGATGGGTTCATCTTTAGATACTAAGAAAAACGAAATTTATCAAATAATGAACGAAACTTACGTACCATGATAAATCCATTTTTACACGCATTATTTTCCATAGTAGATGAAAAACCAGTTGATGTGACAAGTATTGGTGAAAGTTTAGCATATACTTGGTTTGGGCGTCCAAATTATGCGTACAGTTCAGAGGCAAATAAATATTGGATTGGAACAACAAAAGACACGCCAAGCGGAACAACGCAACACATTACAGAGTATAATTTAAATACTGATGTGTATACAACAACCCAAGTTGGAACAACTTATGAAAAAGACGATCATAATCAATGTCAAATACTGATAAGAAGTTCAGATAAAAGAATCATAGTTTTTTATGCGGAACACGTTGGAACGGCTGTAAGGTATAAAATAAGTACAAATCCTTTGGATGCATCATCATTTGGTGGTGAAAATACAATATCGGGGGCAATATCGGCTTCTTATCCTTCACCTTACCAAGCATCAAACGGTGATATATTTTGTTTTTACAGATATACGCCTGGTTCTGTTCAGGAAAAATGGTACTATGCTAGATCAACTGATGGGGGGACTACATTTGGTGCGCCAGTAGAGTTTTATTATACAGGGTATAGAGCATACATGATAACTAGCCAATTAGGTGATAAAATTCATTTTGTATCAACAAATGGTCATCCGCAAACTAATATGGATATAAATGTAAATTGTTATCACTTGTATTTTGATATGTTGACGTTACAGTTTAAAAATTCAACGGGAAGTATTATAACAATTCCGGCTCTTCCTACTGCTTGTACACCAATAAATATTACGTATGCCAATGATACATCTTGGATTTTAGATATAACTTTTAAAAACAATTTACCTAGAATTTTATATTTAGTTTATCCAAATGGTAGAGCAGATAATTTATATACAAAAAACTTGTGGTATGCGGAATTTAACGGGTATGAATGGGTAAGGAAAACTTTGATTGATAATCCTATGAATGGATATGTAGAGAGAGATACTACGGTTAATGAATTAGGTTATTCTGGAGCATCAAGATTTGATACTAATAATCCTGATATTATTTGGATGCCAAAAAGAGTTGGTGATATCTTGGAAATTCATAAAGTTGATATAAGTTCTTTTCCTTTTTTAATACAACAAATAACTTTTGATTCGCTAAAAGACAATTGGAGACCGATATCTATTCCATGCGGTATGTACAATCTATTATGGCTAAAAAACAATTATTATAATTATTACAATGACTATTCAATTACGCTTAGAGCCATGACTATTGGAACGTAATATCAACAAAAATGAAAATCACAATATTAAATATCATTAAAACAAAAGCCTACTATGGAAAAAATTATTGTAATGCTCTGGATCACATTTGGATTGTATTTTTCAGTTTTTATTGGAGTTATGACCGATTTATGGAGCGGTGTTCGGAAAGCTAAAATAAATGGTGTCGCTCGTTCGTCTTATGGATACAGAAGAACAATTGATAAGTTGTCTAGGTATTATAATCTACTTCTTGCTTTAACTGTTATTGATGCTATGCAAATGAGCTCTATATGGTATTTAGACAAATATTATCATTATGATAGATTACCAATGTTTCCATTTATAACCTTACTTGGTGCAATAGGTATTTGTTTAATTGAAATAAAAAGTATTTATGAAAAAGCAGAGGATAAAGTCAGGATTGAAAATGTAACGGCATTAGCTGGAAAAATAATAACTAATAAAGATGATATATCTGAGATTGTCAAAGCAGTAGTTACGTATATGAAAGAACCTGAAATAAAAGAACCTGAAAAAATATAATTATTATGAACGAAATTATTAGAATAGCTGAAAAAGAAATTGGACAAGGTGAAAAACCATTGAATAGTAATAAAACCAAGTTTGGAAAGTGGTTTGGTTATGATGGTGTTGCATGGTGCGGAATATTTGTTTCCTGGTGTTATGCAATGGCAGGATTTTCACTTCCAAAAATTGGATTTTCAAAAGGTTTTGCAGGCTGCCAAACAGCGGTTGCTTATTTCAAAAAAAACGGATTGGTAACCAATACACCTGTAGAAGGTGATATTGTTTTCTTCGATTGGAATGCTGATGGAAGATTTGATCATACTGCCTTGTTTGTTAAATGGATTGATAAAGATAATTTTGAAACCATTGAAGGAAATACGGCTGTCGGCAATGATAGTAATGGAGGTAATGTAATGAGAAGAAAAAGAAACAAGAAAAATGTAATTTTTGTAAATGTACCATTATGATCACAGTCGATTTAGTTTTAAAAAATATTAGGTTATTGATCGTATTATTACTTTGTGTTGTTTCGGTTTGGTTTTATAAAGACTGGAAATTTCAAACTATTGAAAATAAACGCCAATCTGAGAATATGCACCAAACTAGAATTGCTGATAGTTTGCGTTTTTCTAGCCAAATTTTAAGCGCCAATGAAATAAAAGAGCATCTGCAATATCAGAACTCAGAATTAAAAAATAAGCTCTTAAAAGACGGTGTAAAGTTAAATAGGATTGAAAGCATAATTTCAACAAATTACCGATATCGAGATACAATAAAAAGAGAAACTGATATTACTGGTTTAGTGGATGCGATTAAAAATAGTATTCCGAAAAGCCAGGAATGGATTGATACAACTAAATGTCAAATAACAAAAGGAACTGTTTCTTTTGACGGCCAAAAATTAAAAGTAATTGTCAATGATCGTGAATTTAAAAATAAGTCGGATGCTGTGGCTTATTGGGAGCGTAGGCAATGGAAATTTCTTGGTATAAAAACTCGGTTTTTGGGTAAAAAACAAGTTACTGCAAAAATGTTTGATGAATGCGGAGAGACCCGAATGATTAAAATTGATAAGAAAGAGTGATGTGTTTTGTGTGTTATTCACATTAATATTGCATTTATTGGTTACTTACAAAATTGTAATTAATTGATTTTTAGTTATATATGTATATTTAAAATTTGCCTTCTAAGCAGGCGGTCGAAGGTTCGAATCCTTCTGCGTTCACTTTGAAACCCACTGAATTCAGTGGGTTTTTTCGTTTTTATACTTTTCTTGTTTTTTATTTTCCTACATTTACCACGCTAAAACACGCTTTTTTAAGCAAAAATCACAACTTTTTCACAACTCAATATTTAGATTATGGTAATTGAAATCAAATTATTGAAATCCAAAAAAGAAACTCCTGAAGGGTTTTCGTTGGTTGTTCAGATTGCACACCAAAATAAACGTAAAACAAAAACTATTGCTTTCTGCAAAGAAGAACATTTTATTATTGATGGAAAAACTATTTCGGATAAGCATCCGGATTATGATGTTTTGGCACCTATATTGATGGAATTGAAAATTAGGGCGCGCAAATTGATTTTGAACGGCTATAATGATGTTGAAAAAGTATATCAGGATTTGTTTGCTGTGGATTTTTCGCAAATTGGATATATTGATTTTGCCGAAAAGCTAATTGCAGAAATGAAAGAAGTGGCTGAAAAATTAGGGAAGCATGATTTGAAGGCGAAAAATAAGATTCTTGGTAATGTTCGCTGTTATGAAAATGTGATCGGCCAATTTCGCGCTTTTGGTAAAAATGTGACTTTGCAAAATTTGGATTATAATATTTTGATGCAATTTAAGAATTATAATATTGGAATTGGAAATTCTAAAGCTACGGTGCATTTATATTTACGGACTTTGCGGGCTATTTATAATAAAGGGATACTCAAGCATCGATTTGCAGATTCAAAGCCGTTTACGGGCGTTTTTGATGGTTTGAAAACCCGTTCCTATGATTCTAAAAAAAAGTACCTGGATCGTGATGGGTTGGTGAAGTTGGAAAACTTGGATTTAAAAACTGCTAAACAGAAATATGTGGATTTATTTTTACTGCAATTCTATTTTGGTGGGTGTGATCTAAAAGATTTGTATTACCTAAAAAAACGACAAATCCGCAAAGGCCGCATTGTTTTTGAACGAACCAAAACTAATACCGGAACCCGAATTGATTTGAAGGTGCATCCAAAGGCGCAATTGATTTTGGATAAATACCCTGGTGAAGGTGATTGGCTTTTTCCTTGGAAAAAAGAGAATGAATCTTATATTACTTTTCGAGGGAATTACCAGCGGGATATTATTTTGGTTCAAACTGCTGAAAAAATTGAAATTTTGCCTGATGGCGGGAATTTGGCAATAAAAGTGGCTCGACATACTTTTGCGAATTTGGCAAAAACGCTGAATATTGATACCGATATCATTCGTGAGCTAATGGGACACGAACGTGATGATGTCGATAATTATTATAAGGACAAATATCCCGAAGCAATACGGGATAAGGCTTTGTTTGATATTATTGGGTAACGAATGGATTTTTTATTTCTCCTGTTTCTAAAGCTGATTCGTAATCGATGTAAATAGGTATCCAGCCATAACCTTTGAATAACGGGTAAATTTTGAAGCCTGTGTTTTTATTTCCGATTGATTTTATTTTAAAAATCACAACTTTTTTATTTGTAAGCATTGGAGAGGTTTGGGCACCGCCTTGTGTTATGAAAGTGAAAAAATTACCTGAATATGGATATCCGATAGTTAGAGTGTCTCCAATTTTTAAAATATTTTTGCTTTTGGTTTCGTATTCTGTAAGGTCTCCTGATTCTTTAATTTTATCGTAAACTGCTTTTTGGGCGAAAATTGGAAAGCTTATCAAAAGTAATAGTATTATTTTTTTCATAGTTACCAGTCTTTATTTGTTGGAGTGTTTTTGATTGTGAATTTATCTAAAAAATACTTGTCATAATATGAAATATTTGTATTCATATATGAAGATGTGGCGAAAATTGATTTTTTTTTCTTTGTGAAATATTCGGTTAATTCTCCACTAAAACTTATGCCTCCGTTATTTTGATTGTCGACTACAATAATTTCTTTCACTATTATCTTATATTTTTCGTCTTTAAAATCTACGGCTACTACGTAATCGATTGGGTAGTTTACAAATATGGCAGTGCCCATAGAGCTACCGCCGTATTTTTTATAATCAACGTGATCGTTGTTGACGGCAAAACTTAGTGTATTGTCAATTATTTGTAAATTATTTTTAGATAAACTTTGGGCAACTTCTTTTTGAAAATAAATCATTAATTCATCTACTTTTTTACCAGGGACATTGTAAATATGTTCCCAATACATTTTTTGTTCAAACAAATTAAAATCAGTTTCAGGATGTTTTATTTGTGAAAATCCATTGAAACTAATTAAAAGTAAAAGTATTATTTTCTTCATTTTTTATAATTTAATTATTAATAATTTGATAATCAAATATAAGTATTATTCTTTCTTTTTTGATAAAGTTTTTAAAATTTCATCATCATCAAATTTATTTGCATTTGCATCAGTTAATAGTTCAATTTGTTCTTTAAGTAGTTCTATTATTTTAGAATGAAATTCTATTTTATCAAACTTTTTTTTCTCTTTAGATAATTCTATTATTTTTTTATGTTCTTTAATTAAGGCAAGTGTTTGTTTTACTTTTAGTTCAATGCCGTTTATTTCATATTCTTCTAAAGGTTCGTTAAGTGTATTATTGCTATCTATTTTAAAAATTGCATGTAATAATGCTAGTTTTGTTTCGGGAATTACTTCTCCGTTTTCGTAATTTGAGACTGTTTTTAATGATACTCCTAGTTTTATAGCTAATTCCGCTTGGGTTAGCTTAAGTTTTTTCCTATTTTGTTTTATTTCTAATGCGTTCATATTCAATTGGTTATGTATTGTTAGTAAATTTAATTTAGAAATATTACTTATTTTTTATTTGTAAATGAGTAATATTACTTATATTTGTATTGATAAACATATATATGTTTTAATTATGAAAATCAAAGATACAAAAACCGTACCGAAATTAACAATTAGAGAATCTGAGACCTTAAATAGATTTGAAACATTTAATAAATGTTCTGAGATATTGCGGGAGTTTTTCAAAATGGGATTTAAATCATTTGATGCATTAAAAGCAATTATGCAGTTCCATTATTCTGATATTGATTTAGTTAAACTAAAAAGATTTTGGAATTGTCAGTTAATGGATAAAGAAATTGTTGAGAAAGTAGTAACTGTTTTTGAAAAAATGAAAAATGAGTAATATTTCTGAAATTTTATGTAGCTCTAATCATCAATTTATTCAAATTGGTGAAATTCAAAGTTCTTACGGTTTTTTTCGATTCTATTTTTCGAATTTACATTTTTACCCTAATCAGCAAGTATGTTTTGATTATTGTAATGCTTATTTCAAATCTCAATTTGGGTATTATCGATATGATAGTTATCAATCTTTTAAAGGAGGTAAAAATGAAGTTATTAGTTTTTCTTCTGAACCGAAAAACCCACTTCAATCTTTAGAACGCGAATTTTTAATTGCTTGGTTTAAACAAAGCGGTTTTGATACTTGGACTTCTTTTAAGGCAATAGTGCTGCATCATTTTCCTGAGGTTACGGAAATTAAATTACTTGAATTTTGGCAAAATATAGCTATCGATGCTCATGTGTTGATACGGGTGAATCACGTCAAACAAATACTTGGTTAGCTATGAAATCAAACATCTACATCAACGCAAATGAATTTATTGAATCCTTGCTTTCCAAAGGTTTAATAATTGTTTCGGCTAGTGAGTTTGAAGCTTCAAAAGATATCGAACGCAAACGAGCGATGCGTAAAAAAGCGCTTTCACTAAAAGAGATTGTCGATTATAAATTACTTCCCTTAAAAAGTAAAAAAGGCGTGGAAAGTTGGATTACTAGGGGTAAGATTAAACCTGAAGAAATCTATAGGGAATCATCAGGATTGAATCGGGTAATGGTATTAACAAGTGCAATAAGAAGATTAGGATATGAAGATTGAAGGAATTAAAATCGAAAAGGTAACCAAGAAAATAAAAGAAATTTTGGTTGTAGATGCCGAAGTGGTAAAATGTGAAGGTTTGAAATTATGTTATCCGGAAGCGTATTTTGAAATGATTGAAATGTGTAAGCTATGTGGGAAAATTTTATAAATAGTGAAATCACCTTTTGGGTGTTTATAGTTGCCGATATCATTTTGATAGGCGGTTTATTGGTTGGGTTTGTTTGGTATCTGCAAGATGAAAAGCAACATGATAAGAAAAGGGCAGAAAGATTGGCTTATTTGAAACATTTGGAATCATTAAAAAACTAGAAATTATGATTGAAGCATTGGAGTTTTTGTTTTCGGTAGTTGTGATTGGGGTTTCGGTTTCTGTAATCGGGATTGTATCGTGGTTTGTTATAGGAATGATGATCGCTTTTTGGAAAGTATATGTTCGCGGTCCTAAAAAGCTTAAAAAGTGTAAGCATTCTAATTCTACTTACGCCGAAAAGCATCCTGATCTTGTTTGGGAATGTAATGATTGTGGTGAATTGCATAAATAATTAAAAATAGATATAAAAATGGAGAAACAAATTTTACAAAGCGAAAGTCCAGCCGATCGCTTGGAACAGCTGAAAAATTCGGCTGACAAGGCTGAAATGTTTTCGTACCCGCGTGAATTATCAAACGGTGAGATTCAGGAACTACAATCTAATTTATCACAGGATATGATTTTTGTTGATAAAAAAGAACAGGATTTGAAAGTGGCTAAAGAAATTTTCAAATCGGCAACCAAACCAATAAAGCAAAACATTGCTAAAAATTTACAGCTTATCCGTTCTCAGGTGGAAGAGGTGAATGAGGAAGTGTATCTGTTAAAAGATGTTGAAGCGGGTAAGATGGGGTATTACAACAAGCACGGAATTTTGGTTTTTGAGAGAAATCTTCGTCCCGATGAGCAACAATATAGTATTCAGGAACATTTAAGAAAAGCACAGTAATTATGGAAAATATTAAAATTGAATTGGGTGCAGAAAATAAAGAACTTATTATTCTTACTGGAACGGCCGAATCGGTATATCACGAAAAGGCAATTGATGTAAAAGCGGGTTCAATTAATTCGGCTTTCGAATACTTGTCTAAAAAAGTGGTAAAGCCTGAAATTATTGAGCATTCAAAATTAGAATTCTGCTACGATAAATTATACATCGATTTGCATTATGATGCTCGTCAAAGAAATCCTGATATTATCCAGGGTAAATTAAAACTGCATCCTGATTTGTTGAAGTTTAATATTAATTCAGGTGAAACGTGTAATACTTTTCAATTGTCTGATTTTATAAAAATGAACCGCCATTATTTTGAAAACAAAGAGTATGCAATGAAGTTGGTTAATTTATTGCGTGGGTTTGAAGGAAAGGTTAGGCAGGATATGGAAGCAAAAGCAGATACGCGTGGAAATGCTAAGATATTGATTAATCAAGTTGTTGAAAGTAATATTCCTGAAGAGTTTATTTTATTGCTTCCTGTGTTTGTTGGTCAAGAAAAAATCAGGTTAACTGTTGAAATTAATATCACTTCTGATTTTAGTTGTTCATTGATTTCTCCTGATTTGAAAGAGTTGATTGATTTGAAATCTAAAGAAATTTTGGATGAACAACTTGGAAAAATCAAAGCATTGCATCCTGAACTTAAAGTTTTTGAATACTAATGAAATCGTTTTGTAAAAGTTTTGTAACTGTTTTTACGGATAAAAACGGACATCATAAAGTGTTGTTGCCAAGCGGTGAAGAAATACCACATTTGGTAAAAACTGTGACAACTGACGAAGTTATGAATTCAACGGTTCAGTTTGATATAGCGTGTAATGTCGTGTCGACTAAAGAAGAAGCTTTGAAAAAGTATAAAGAGGAATAGTTATGAAAACAATCACTTTCGATACCGAAAACGCTAAGATAGTAGAGCAAGCCATAAGCTCTGAATTTGGTTGTAGAGTGTCTGAAATTGTATCTCTAAGAGATTCAATGGTAAAGAAAGTGATTGTTTTTCTTTTGTCTAAAACTAAAAATTACGATGCTCGGACTTTGGGCCATAAATACCAAATTTCTTATTTGTATGTGCCTACGGTTATTACTGAAATGGAATATTTGATTAAGACTGTTCCGAGTTTTGAAGTGAAAATAAATGCAATTTATAAAGCAATAAATTATGCCTCAACATAAAGGAAGTGTTCCGCCTAATAAAATTATTATGTCACAATTTCAAATTGATTTTGTGAAAGAAAATTTTAAAAATCTTACTAATGACGAAATTTCGTTAGCCACTGGATTAAGTAAAACTTATGTAAGAATGTATGCTTATTCTATTGGTTTGCAACGGGAATTAATAATTAATTGGACTGCTGAACAGGAAAAATTTTTGCTAGAAAATTGGCGAAAAATTGGAAATATTGAAATGGCTAATATTATTAATTCTACTTATCCAGGGAATAAAATTTTCAATAAAAAAACGATTTCTAAGAAATTGACATTGTTGGGTTTAAAGCGAAATATTCACGAAACATTTATTATTCGGGAACGGAATAGATTGAATGGTTTATGGGGGAATCCTAACCATTCAAAAGATGGTAAAGACGCGCCTAAACTTTATATTTCGATTAATGCCAAAACAAAAGTTGAAGTTCCTTTTGGAAAAACAATAGATGAAGTAAAAGAGAAGTATTCTTATTTAAATTTTTTATAAATAATTCAATATGCAACCAAAT